GTGCACAAAAGATGCACTTTACACGTGCACATTAACTCTGATATAATTTTTACAATAGAAAAATTGTCAATGAAGCCTCGCGGGAGCGGGGCTTTTTTCATGCGGACTTTTAGGGAGGTGACTCAAGGGTATTGCTATGCGAGAAATGTTTTATTAAGGACACTTGTGCATCTACCGGGGTCACTTGCGCCGCCTTAAATGAGCTTTATGATATTTGGGGAGAACAGAACACCAAGGATAAGACGGCTCGAATTCGTAATCTTAGAAAACAACTTGGTGTTCGAGACGCAGAAGTCAGTAAAGACTTGAGGCGGCTGGCAGAAAAAATAATTAAACATTTTCCGGAATTCAACTTTATCCGGGAATTTAATATCAGAATTGGCTATGTGGTCAGCCAGGAACGGAAACAAGGCGAGAAAATAACATATGCAGATTGTCGCAAGGTGCAGGAAGTCTATAGAGCTTACCTGCCGTATGATTTTATAATTACGTTCTATGAAAGGAATACCGGATTCCTGAATGAAAACCAGCTGAAAGTTTTAATAAGGCACGAGCTGAAGCACGTCGGCATTGGGGTGAAGGGCCTCAAGGTTAAGCCGCATGACATTGAAGATTTCAGAGATATTATTACGGAATTTGGCCTCGAATGGAATTCTTACGGAAAGGAGCTGCCGGATATACTGGGGGGTGAATGATGGTGCAGAATAAACAAAATGCAACAAATCCAGGAAATACATACAATCCGACTAAAGCAGAACAGGCTTTGCTTGATACCTTGCTAAATCCAGAAAATCGAATGAAAAGTGTTACAGATGTGTGCAAGGTTGCCAAGATTGACCGGGTAACCTATTACAGAGCCTTTGCAAAATCTGAATTCGTGGCGCTATATCAGTGGCGGTCGATGGATTTAATCAGGCAACATGTAGCCCCTGTGATAAATGCATTTATTCGCGAGGCCCAGCGCGGCAGCTTCCAGCACGGAAAAGTTTTACTGGAAATGGCCGGTGTCTATACTGACAAACTGGAGCTTTCCGGCCAGGTTACTAGTAATCCCTTTGCGGGTCTGACTACTGAGGAGTTAAAGAAGCTGATCCGGGATGATTGACGAGAAGATACGCCAGGGAGCCCGTCTGGAGTTGGCCCGGCGGGATTTTTTTTATTTCTGCTATCTAAAAGCGCCTGACTTCTACAAAGAAGAGCGGCAATACTTGATTGAATTATGCTGGGAGCTGCAGGACTTTTATCAGTCCGATGACGATGTACTCATCATTAACCTGCCGCCCCGCCATGGCAAGTCCCGTACCGCGGGGAATTTCACCCAGTGGGTATTTGGCCGAGATAACCAGGCCAAGGTTATGACCGGCTCATATAACGAGACCTTGTCCACCGTCTTTTCCAAAGACGTCCGGAACAGCATACAGGAACTTAAGGCGGACCAGGCCAGGATAGTATATGCAGACGTATTCCCCGGTACCCGCATCAAAAAAGGTGACGGGGCTATGAACCTGTGGAGTTTGGAAGGTGGGTATAACAGCTATTTGGCTACTTCGCCCACCGGTACCGCCACCGGTTTTGGCTGCAGCCTGATGATCATAGATGACCTAATTAAAAATGCAGAGGAAGCGTACAACGAAAACACCCTGGAGAAGCACTGGGAGTGGTTCACTAATACCATGTTATCTCGCCTGGAAGAGGGCGAGATAACATGGTATTAGTGAACCACTC